ACATATTTCTGCAGTAGTAAATTTATTTAATTATTTACGACTTAAATTTGATTTTTCTATTATTATTAGTCATGTTGATTCGATGAGGGATATGGTAGATAAATTAATATCTGTTGATAAAATATCCGGATACAGCCAGATTCAACATACCTAAATATTTATATAAAATGAATATGGTATGTAATGAGAAAAAAAGAAGCAGTTTATAAAGGTTTACAATTTATTGACGTTTGGTTTACTGATACTTCATTAACATCTCCAAACTACTTTCAAATATCGGAATTTCCTAACAGATTAACCGCAGGTAAAAATTTATTTAAATTACGAGGTAATCCTAATTCATTATCAGTCGGATCATATCTAAATATAGAAGTTTTAGATTATAATGGAGATCCAATATATTCAGAAGTTATAAATTATTTAGATGAAGATAAGTCTCGTGTAATTGCAATTTATATATATGAAGACACATCTCCTGGTGATTGCACGATAACATTATTAGGTGAAGCTGCTAATGTTCCTCAAGAATGGCGAGGTAAAGGTAATATTAAATGGACACGAACTGTGCCAGTTAATCCTAATATTGCCAATGATTCGGAAATAATTTTTGAACAATTACCAAATGTAGAAATAACGGAACAAGTAGGAGTTCAATTAGATCGAGTATATCCTAATGGAACTCAGTTTCCGACATATACTACTGGAACTGTAAGATATTTTAATTATAATGGTAATCCATCATTAGAAATTACCGGGGGATTTTTTACGGGTGATATGTCAACGGGAACTATAACTGTAGCTAATCCGATTAATCCAGCCCCTACTCCTAATTATACTATATCTAATACACAATTTCAATCAAAGATTAAAAAGATATTAAGTCCAACTTTAGCATTGTTAGATACTGAGTATGTGGTGTATAGTAGCCAAAGTATATCTACTCATACATATACTACTTTTGACTATTCTACATTTTCTTTAGAATATGAAGCATCTCCTACATATGTACCCACACAAAATTCAGAATCATTTGCTTCAATTCAAATTGATGCATTAGAACCATCTACCGGAGATATATCTCGTATTAAAACTTTTATGAGTAATAACGGTACGGTGGGTACTTGGGAATTAATCAATGACATTGAATTAATTGAAACGGAAATATTTGTTTCTAGTACAGCATCATTATATCCATATGAAAATCTAGGAATATTTTACAGTCAAAGTGTTATCGATACTTATTGGGAAGGTCATTCATATCAAGCAAATTCAGAAGTAACTGCTCCTACATTAACTTGGACTACTGCATCAATTAGTAATGCTATGCGTATAATAAGCAATGTTAATATTGATGCTCAAAATACTATTTCTACTGCTGAATTAAAACCTGCATTTAATGGAATATTCATTGAAAATAGTTCATATATTATTACAATTGATGCATTAGGTACTAAAATAGGAAACACAAATCCTAAACTGTCAATATATTTATCTGGAAGTGCATTCAATTTTAGTTCTACAGATTATTTTAATCAAGAATTTTCTAGAAAATTTGGTAAACGTGTCGGTGAATTACAAGTATCAACAAATAATCAAAGATTTGATGATTATTCATTTCAATTCAACGCAGATAATACCGGTAATGGTTCATTAATATTTATTATTGAGTCCGGAGAATGGCAAATTTCAGATGTACGAACAACGTCAGACAATGAAACCGGATATACACCACAATACACAAGATTTCGTAGTTTAGTTCCAACAGCACATAAATCTGGAAATCAATTATCATTTAAAATTGAATACTACAATGTAGATGGTGTTAAAAGCAAACAAATTAACTACATAAACAATTTGAATTGGCAGGGTGGCAATCGTTATGTTGATGGAGAATATTCCATGCTCACCGGGTCATTATATGTAGCTGATTCATTAGAAACTGGCGTTGCAATATCCGGATATAAAAATACCGGATATATAAGATCTTTAGGATATGAAGGATTTGCTGCCGGCTTTCCTGGATTCTTAATGTGGTCTGGATCTGCTATGCCAACGTCATTAGGAACAAAAGGCGGAGTTCCATACAGTGGTGTCGGATTAGAATTATATGGAGATGCTAACAATTATTTTCGATATTCAACAAATCCATCCGAATTAGATGTACACACTGAGACATTCTTTTTAGGAGATCCAAATTCACAATATATATCAGGTAGCAATGGACAATTAGAAATTTCATCGAGTGGATTTTTATTAACCGCGGAAGGTAATGTTACTGCATCTGCATTTTTAGCAGTTAATGGCAGTGATGTATTATTTGATTCAAATTCACAATATGTCGATGCATTAAATGTAGGTCGTATAGTATATTTCGATCGCAGCGAATTTTCATATACTGGTAATATAGGCAACGGCGGAACGCCGGTAACATCATCGATATTTGAAACATTTATATTACCAGGCGAAACAAGAATGCAAATATCATTGACTACCGAATATTTTAATGATACGGGGATACTAAGAACTGTTATAGGCCAATGGTTTATACAATCTGCTAGTAATAGCAATATAACCCCAGGAATTAATGCTTATAATACTTGGAGCTCCCCACAACCAATAAGTACAGCTATTAATATACTTGCTGTCTCAGCTGGAGCTACTCATGGTAATTCTAGAACTATCGAAATAGTTAATTCTACCACCGGCAAAACAAATTTTGCAAATTGTCAAGGAAAATATATTAGAGTATATATGTTAGCAGAACAACAATTTGGATCTGGTAGTGCAAATAGTGAATTAAAAATGAAACAATTTGTATATCGTACTAGTAGAATAGTAGGATCATCGACAGCATCATATTCAGGTGGATTGTTACCAGAATAACAGTAATTAATATTTATATAGAAAAGAATTTATATGGATCGAATAACAGTCTTATTTCCCGGCGGATTTAAACCATTGACGGGAGCGCATTTAGAATTAGCTAATCGATATGCACAATCTGCAGATGTAGATCGCGTTATACTTCTAATCGGACCTAAAGAACGAGACGGAATTACTAGAGACCAAACAATTAATTTATTCAATGTACTAAATAATAATCCTAATATTGAAATACAACCTACCGAATTTAATTCTCCGATAATGGCAGCATACGAATACTTATTTGCATTGCCAGAAGATGCAACCGGACGTTATGCTATGGCTGCTTCAACAAAAGGAGATGATTACGTACGAACTAAAGATTTTGTTCCTAATGTAGATAAATACATAACAATTGGAGATAAAAAAGGTAGAACGATGCCAAATGGAATCGACGCAATAGAACTTAGTATTAACGTTGATCCATTAGCATATGAAGACGGAACACCGATATCAGCCACAACTGTTCGAAATGCAATTGCAACAGATGATTATGCTATATTTCGTGCATCATATCCAAAATATGATGATGCTAAAGTAAAAAATGCATGGTCCATGTTGAAAGGATTACAAGAATCAAAAACATTTTCTCCGGAATGGTGGACTAAACAATTATCTGCAGATATATCAGTATTCGAATCAATGATGTTTCCTAAAGAAAAAAAACGGCATGCAGAAAAAATAAAAAAGCTACGTTCATTTTTAGATAACAACTCCGGAAAATCATTTACTTATGATTTTGATACATTCAAAAAAACAGTATTTGGTGCTAAATTAATGGAAGGCGTACTTAGTGAAAATTACATTACTCGTCAAGAATTAAAATCAATCGAACCGATTATCGATCGTTTCTTTAAACGTTTTGGAATTGATGTAGATTTCCAAGGTCAGGTTACACATTTCATTGAACGATTAAATGATCCGAGAAATGAAGGAACTATACGTTTAGATGATTTAGAAAATTTATTTAGAGATTTATCAATAGAACATGGCGATCAAATTGCACAACAATTATCAACAAAACGCCCGACAGCAATAACATCTGATTATCAATTTGATATTCCAATTCATATGCCCTTTCAATTGGAATTTGATTCACAATTAGGTCAAATCAAATTGATACCTAGAACAATAAAAGCACAACGACGGCCATGGAAATCGAATAATCCAAATGATATAATATATACAATTGAATCAGCAACACCTAAAGGTAAATTAATAACCGAAGGTGGCGCTGCAGGTCATATGGCACATCCATGGGATGATCATGGGTTATCATTTAATGATATACGAGAATTGATATCTAGAGCATTATCTGGAAGATTAGACATAGAACAAGCTGTAACTGAAAAAACAGATGGTCAAAATATATTCATTACATGGAAAAATGGTCAACCAGGATTTGCAAGAAATAAAGGTACTATAATTAATCCTATGACGCCGGATCAACTAGTTGCAGATTTTGAAAGAAAGTATCAAGAATCTATACAAAAAAATGGAGCCGATGCATCACAGGGATATAAATTAGTTGTAGATGCATTTCGAGAAATGACCCAAGATGTAACAGCTGCAATGCAAAAAGTAGCGCCAGACACATTAGAAAATGTATTTAAAAATGGTCGTGTATTTGCAAACATGGAAATAATTTATCCGGCAACACGTAATGTTATTGCATATGATAGAGCACATTTACAATTTCATAATTTAGTAGAATATGATGAAAAAGGTAATGCAATTGAAACTAATTTGCAAGGCGGAACATTGATGCAGAATATCATACAAGATGCAAATGCGCATATGCAAAACACATTTTCATTTATTCCTCCACAACGTATTAAATTAGGTAAAGTATATGATTTTGAAGATCAACAAGCTGCTTTTTTTAATGAATTAGATCAATTGCAAAAAAAATATAATTTAAACGAAACGGATTTAATTAGAGAATATCATAAAGCGTGGTGGAAAGATGTTATTCAAACCAAAGCTCAACAAATAGGATATGATATTCCGGAAAATGTTTTAAATACATTAATATATCGTTGGGCGTTTGATGATAAATCTACAAACATTGCAATGCTCAAAAAACAAGTCGATAATCCAGAATTTCAAAATTGGATAACTGAATTTGATAAAAAAGATTTCAAACAATATCGAAAACAAAACTTAGAACCATTTGAATCAATCTTTTTGCGGTTAGGTGTATTAGTTTTACAGAATGCATCTAATTTTTTAGCAGCTAATCCAAATAAAACGGTACAAACAATTAAAACAGAAATGGCTGATTTAATACGAGAATTGCAAAATTCACCTAACGCTGATACATTAAACAAGTTAGAATTGGAATTACGACGCATACAAAAATTAGGCGGGTTTGATTCAATTGTTCCTTCAGAAGGAATCGTATTTACATTCCAAGGCAACACATATAAGATGACAGGGGCATTTGCACCAGTAAATCAAATACTAGGCGTATTGAAATACGCACGATGATATATTTATATAAAAATAGGATAATTTAAATGGCTCAAAAACATAAAAGCAAATATAAAGCACCGAAAGATCTAGAAAAATCTCAAAAAATAGCAGCTAGAAAAGATTTAAAGGATTATACATTTGACGATAAAGATGAAAAATTAAATCCAAAATCTACAGGTGAAAAACAACTTAATGTTTTACGTAAAACTGATAAGGAAGTTGTAGATAACGGATCATTGAATATTAAATATGATGCAGATGATCGTTTATACAAAGAATTAGAAGATGGCGACTATGATCCTAAAACAGCAGCAAAACGATTAAAAAAACGTCAAGATGCTGAAGAAAAAGAAATTAAAGATGTCATTAAAGATAAGATTGAAAATTTAACTAGAGAACAAAAAGAACAATTGGTTCGAGAATATATTCGTAGAAAAATACAAAAAGTTCTTTTAGAACAAGCAGCACCAGAAGAAGAAACTCCGGCAGAGCCTACAGATGCAGTGCCTGCAGAAGAAACTCCTGCAGAAGAAACTCCTGCAGAACCTACAGATGCAGCGCCAACAGATGTACCAACAGATGTAACATCAACACCTCCACCAGCCTCATCAGCAGCACCAATTACTCCACCAGCAGCTGATATGGCACCGACTTCTACAGAAACTCCAGAATCTGGCGAAGAAGATGCAGAAGCTAAATTAGAACCAGATACTAAATTAGCATTGAATACAGATCGTTTTGTTAAAACAATTAAAGAGATGCCTGGTACGGTAGAAAAAATTAAAGCAATTGCAACAGTCATAAAACAGTCTACGGATAACTTAAGTAATGATGATTCAAAAAACTTCTATCAGATGTTGCGAACATATGCAATTAATAAATTAGAACGGATTGGTTCTGATAAGAAAAAATAAAAATAAAGTTATATGTCAAAAAAGTTACAAAATGTCAAAGCCATTCAACAAATGTTGGAAGGCAATCACAAGTTTCAAACAAAAAAGACTATTGGGTTTTCTGATGCAACGGAAACTGCTGAAAAAAATCGAAAACGATTAGTAGGCGAAATTTGGGAAGAAACTGATTCTACAACTGGTATTACACACGTAATTGAACAACGTGATGGATTCCGAATCAAAAAAACAAAATCTAGCGACGTATTGCAAGAAGTTCGAGATGAAATACGTTCATTTCCTAATTGCCGTAAAGAAACATGTACATGTTTAGGTAAACATCCATTAGATCGAAAAATGCAAAAACTACACGGTATGTGTTTTGATTGTGTTATTGAAATGGAACATGAATTAAAAAAAGATGGCAAGTATGAAGAATATGAACAAAATAAAATTCGAGAGAATGCATTAGCATGGCTACGAGCTGCAGAACGAGATGTAGAAATGTTGAAAGAAGCATATACAACTGCTTCTAATTTTGTAACAAATTCTGACGGAGCTAAGGAAACATGGACCGCAAAAATGACTCCGGAAGAATTTGAAGAAACAATACAACAACAATTTGAAAAATTTAAAGAAAAATTTTTAGCAAACTTAAATGGAGAAAAAAATGAAAACGATTAAAAAATATTGGGCTATCATAATAGGAGCAATTATTGCATTAGGAGGTATAATTATGTCAATTATATTAGTAACTAAAACAAAAAAACTTGACAAGTTAGATAAACAAATTGATGATAATAAACAAAAAGTTGACAATTTACAAGGAAAAGTTGAAGTTGTAGAAGAACAACGACAAGAAGTTAAAGATGAAATTAAACAACAAGAACAGATAATTTCAGATTTAAAACAACAAAAAGAAACAGTTACTGTTGAAGAACCAAAAACTGTAAAGGAAGCGAAAGAAAATATTTTAAACAAAACGCGACGTGGTCGTAAACCTAATAAAAAATAACTATGAAACGTTTATTACTCATATTATTATTTCCTATAACATGTTTTTCACAACAAGTTCCAGATACATGTTTTACAGAACAAGAAGTTAAAGATATTTCATTTACATTAGATTCATTATATAAAGTTACAGATCTTAATGATGACATCATATCACAACAAGAAATATTAATTAACAAACAAAACAAACTAATTGAATTAGATTCTGTACAATTAAAATATAAAACACAGCAAATAGATTTACTACAAAAGAATGTAAATTTATATGTTGAACGAGAAAAACGATTACAACCAAAATGGTATGACAATAAAACAATTTGGTTCGGCGCCGGTATACTTACCTCGATATTAATTTTTCAAGTTGTAAAATAATATATGTCTCAACCTAATATAAAGCAAATAATACAGCAACAGTACATGATGTGTGCTAAAGATCCTGTATTTTTCATGCGCAATTATTGTTATATACAACATCCGAAGCGGGGTAAGATTAAATTTAATTTATTTCCATTTCAGGAAGATTCATTAACTGAATTACGAGATAATCGATACAATGTTATTCTTAAGTCTCGACAGTTAGGTATATCAACATTATCTGCCGGATTTGCTTTATGGAGCATGTTATTTGCAGAAGATTTCAATGTATTAGTTATTGCAACTACACAGGAAGTAGCAAAAAACCTAGTAACAAAAGTACGCGTCATGCATGAAAATTTGCCAAGTTGGTTAAAAGGAAATGTTGAAGCGGATAATAAACTTTCATTGAAATTTAAAAATGGTTCGCAGATCAAAGCAGTATCATCGGCAACCACCGGTGCACGTTCTGAAGCATTGTCTTTGTTAATTGTTGATGAGGCTGCATTCATACGGAACATTGAAGAAATATGGATTGCATCTCAAGCAACATTATCAACGGGTGGTGGTGCTATAGTATTATCTACTCCTAATGGTGTTGGTAATTGGTTTCATCAAACCTGGGCAGATGCAGAAGCAGACATAAACGGATTTCATACAATTAAATTGCATTGGACCGTACACCCAGAACGAGATCAAGTATGGCGTGATGAACAAACACAATTATTAGGTGAACGCGGTGCAGCACAAGAATGTGATTGTGACTTCGTAAGTTCTGGACATACTGTTGTTGATGGCCCGTTATTATTAGAATATGATTCTGCCACCGAAGAACCAATTGAACGGCGAGGATTTGACGGAAATTATTGGGTTTGGGAATATCCGGATTATGCACGAGACTATACAGTAGTAGCAGACGTCGCTCGAGGTGATGGCGCTGATTTTTCAACATTTCAAATATTTGATGTAGAATCAGTACGACAAGTTGCAGAATATAAAGGTAAAATTGCACCAAATGATTTTGGTAACATGTTAGTTACAGTTGCAACTGAATGGAACAATGCATTGCTAGCAATTGAAAATGCAAATATTGGTTGGGCTGCAATTCAACCGGCCTTAGATCGAGGATATCAAAATTTACATTATACATATAAAGATGATGGATATGTAGATGCAGATGTTCAACTTAAGAAAGGTTATGATATGAAAGATAAAACCCAAATGGTTCCAGGTGTATCAACTACATCTCGTACAAGGCCATTAATGATATCTGCATTAGAAATGTATATGCGAGAAAAAACTCCATTAATTCGTAGTAAGAGACTAATACAAGAACTATTAGTGTTTGTATGGTTAAATGGTAAAGCACAAGCACAACAAGGCTATAACGATGATTTAGTTATGTCATTTGCAATTACATTGTGGTTACGTGATACTGCATTAAAATTACGCCAACATGGTATAGATTTAAATAAACGTGCATTATCATCATTTCAAAAAACAAATCCTACCATTTATACCGGCAGAACAACGTTACGAGATACTGGATGGAACTGGAATCCAGGTGACGGCGATCAAGATTTAACTTGGTTGATACGTTAAAAAACAATGTAGATCTGCGTATAGTTATATTTATTATAAAAAGAAAATATGGCGTCATTAAGAAAACGTTTACAGAATCTATTTACTACCAATGTAATTGTTCGGGCATACGGAAAAGATCAACTAAAAATAGTCGATACAAATCGATTACAAAGTGCCGGTAATTTAGGTCAAAGTAAAATAGCTGACAGATATACTCGATTACATGGTGCTAATAGACATCGTGTAGGCGGAATGGGTGGATATGATTCCAACTATTATATGCATCAAAATCGTATGCAACTTTATGCAGATTACGAAATGATGGATAAAGATCCGATTATACATTCGGCATTAGATATTTATTCTGATGAATCTACATTAGCAGATCAGTTTGGAGAAATATTAACAATCAAATCAAATAAAACAAACGTACAAAAAATTCTTTATAATTTATTTTACGATGTATTAAATATAGAATTTAATCTATGGGCATGGATTCGTAATTTAGCTAAATATGGAGACTTTTTCCTTAAATTGGATATTGCTGAAGAATACGGAATTATTAATGCTCGTCCATTTTCTAGTTACGAAATGGAACGTTGGGAAGAATACAATGAAGCAACTGGCGAATATGAAATTAAATTTAAAAATATCGCTTCAGAACAAATGACATATGATACATTTGAAATAGCACATTTTCGTATGCTGTCTGATTCTAACTTTTTACCATACGGTAGATCTATGTTAGAAGGAGCTCGTAAAGAATTTCAAAAATTAATGATGATGGAAGATGCAATGTTGATTCATCGTATTATGCGTGCTCCAGAAAAACGTATTTTTAAAATTGATATCGGTAATATTCCGCCAAATGAAGTTGACTCATTTATGGAACAAATTATCAACAAGATGAAAAAAATTCCACACGTTGATCCACAAACTGGTAATTACAATTTACGATTCAACTTAAATAACATGTTGGAAGATTATTATTTACCAGTTCGGGGAGGACAATCATCTACTCAAATTGATACATTGCCAGGTATGACTTTTACCGGTATGGATGATATTGAATATATCAAAGATAAAATGATGGCTGCACTTAAAATTCCAAAGCCATTTCTAGGATATGCTGAAGCAGTTGAAGGTAAAACTACATTAGCATCAATGGATATTCGATTTGCTAGAACAATTGAACGTATACAAAAAATTGTAGTTTCTGAATTAACTAAGATTGCTATTGTACATTTATATGCACAAGGATTTGAAGGAGAAGATTTAGTTGGCTTTGAATTGCAATTAACAGCTCCATCGATTATCTATGATCAACAAAAAGTTGCGCTAATGAATGAAAAAATAACATTAGCTAATGCAATGAAAGATTCTAAATTAGTTTCCGATCAATACATATATGAATTTATTTTTAATATGTCAGAAGAACAATGGTTGCAAGAACGTACTAATGTTATCGAAGATCTTAAACTTCGTTTCCGTCAGAATCAAATTGAACAAGAAGGTAATGATCCAGCAATTACAGGAATTTCATTTGGTACACCACATGATTTAGCAACCGTGCATATGTCAAGCAAAGAAGTTGAAGACACAGATACTGGCGGACGTCCACCGGAAGGAATTAAATCTGGACAACATAAAAATGCATTTGGATGGGATCCATCCGGTAGAAAAGAATTAAAACAAGCATTCGATCCGGAAAATCAAAAAAATGCATTTCAGCCAGATCCTAATTTTAGAAACGCAGCCGGTACGACAATTGCAGTTGAAAGCTTCGTTAAAAAATTAAAATCTAAAAAAAATAAAGGAGTATCAATAATTACTGAATCACTAAAATCAACCGATAATTCCGTATCAGATAAAGATGCAGGTACGATACTAGATGAAAATAACATTTTGTGATTATAAACATATTTATTAAAAAGATTAAGGCAACGTATAACCCATGAAAAAACTAAAACATTCAAAATACAAGAACACAGGTATTCTATTTGAAATGTTGGTTAGAAAATTAACGTCAGAAACATTATCTTCAAATAAATCAGTTACAATTGATATAATTAAAAAATACTTTGGAAGAAATACCGAATTAGCAAAAGAATTACATCTGTATAATACTTTAGTTAAAGAACATTTTAAGAGCGAAGCTCAGGCATTAGATTATATTCGTACAGTCAAAGCAACTCATTCGAACTTAAATCAAACTACATTACGACGTCAAAGATATAATTTAGTTAAAGAAATTTCTGAAAAGTTTGTGTTTTCTGACTTAGCTAAAATGCATATATCCAATTACAAAGTTTTAGCATCTATTAATATGCTTTTTGAATATCATGAAACGGATAATCCAAAACAAATAATGGAGTGTAAAGAAGCAATTATATCACACGGATTAATTACTGAACAAAAAACTAGTAAAAGTAAAAAAGATGAATTACTAGAAACGTTTGAATCACAATCCAAAGATATGCGTTTATTGTCGTATCAGTTATTAGTAGATAAGTTTAATCAAAAATATTCCGTATTATCCGAATCACAAAAACATTTGTTAAACAAATATATTACAAATGTAAATGATACAGCAGCATTAAAAGAATATATTCAAACAATTATTCCGACTATTAAAAAAGATTTAGCTACACAGGCAAAACATATAACAGATCCTGCTACTAAAATTAAAGTATCAAAACTTTCTGAAATGTTATGCAATGTAGAAACAATGAAAACAATTAAAGAATCTCATATTTTATCATTGCTACGTTATTTTGACTTAGTTAGCGAATTAAAAGGAATTCATTCATGAAGTCATTTCTTAAAGAAATAGAAGATAAATTTTTTGAATTAGAACAAGATAGTGATATGATATCACCAGATAATGAACTAGGTGATGAAGATGAGTTAGATGAAATTTCAGCAACCGGGGGAGTTGCTGGATTTAATACACCTGCAGCATTTGCTAAACCAGGTCAATGGAAAAATAAAAAACTTGGATATGCTTCTGGAGTAAATGAATCTACAAAATCAGTTTCAAAAACATATAAGCCTGGAGAATATCAAACAGTTGAATTTGATGAAGAAGTTCAGAATGATAAATTTCCATTTGCTATTAATCATGATATTTGGTGGAATAAAGATATGGAATATCCATCTAAAGATATTACAAATTCACCTGGCACTGCACACAAAAAAGATCATGATGCAAAAACTAGAAAATCAAAACTTAAAGTTGAAGATGTAATAGAACAAAAATACGAACAATTGGTTGAAAATTATCGCAATTTTAAATCTGAAGATGTTAAACCGTCTGTTAAAGTTAAAAAAACAATACAAGAAATTGCAAAAAAACTTTCTGAAATTGAAACATTGGTAAATTATAATTCCAAATTAAAAACAGAATCAGGAGTAACATCGACGTCATATGGACCTTCTACTACGAAAGCATTAACAAAAATATCAGAACGATTGATAAAAATATCAGAAAAAATAAGATCATTAGGGGAATAATATGTCAAAACAACTAATAGTAGAATATATGCCATTTAAACCGGTTGGTTCTTTAACGGAATCTAACGGTGCTGCATATGGAATACCAGGTGGTTTTGTAGTACAAGGAGTTTTACAACGAGCAGGTGCAAAAAATCAAAACGGAAGAATATATCCTAAAAATATTTTAGAACGCGAATGTAGACGATATCAAACAGAATATATTGATCAGCATAGAGCATTAGGTGAATTAGATCATCCAGAATCTTCTATAGTTAATCTAAACAACGTGTCGCACAACGTTTTAAAAATTTGGTGGGATGGGGATGATTTAAAAGGTGCTGTACAGATATTAGATACACCTTCCGGAAAAATACTTAAAGAACTGTTTAAAGCCGGTATTACTTTAGGTATATCATCTCGCGGATTAGGATCGGTTAAAGAACTACGTAATGAAAGCGCTGTTGAAGTTCAAGAAGATTTTGAACTAATATGTTGGGATTTTGTTTCTAACCCATCAACTCATGGGGCATTTATGCGTCCTACAAGAATGAATGAATCAGTAAATACAAATACAAACAAATATGAAAAAGTAAATAACATCATTACATCAATTTTATGTGAAGATGGTAAATGTAGGATTATATAATATGAAATCTCCAAATTTAAAATTCATCCTAGAGACTATTTTAGAAGATGCACCCAAACCAATGACTCGTGAAGAAAAACAGTCATTCATTGAAGAAGTGAAAAATTTTACAGCATTAGGAGAATCTGTTTATGGTAAAGGTGATATTGAAGAACTAGTTGAACGAGTAAAACGAATAGTTGACGGTGCTGATAGAATCATGACAGAAGGACCGGATTGGATGTCAAATGTAGCTCATAAGAAAAATAACAAACGAATGCATGAAGATTATCGCGATTTTCAACAAGCTGCTCAAGAATTAAAAGAAGCACAAGATCGTATGTCTATGGCATATGAAAATATCGGACAGCATTTAAACAGATACTTCCGTGTTGGATAATTTGGATAATAACAAGTAATTACTTATATTTAAGGTATATTGATAATGAATAAACTTAAAAAATTATATCGAGACTTTTTTGGATTAACTGAACAAGTAACTCCGGGTACTCCTTCTACAAAAGGATCGGTTAGAATGTCAAAAATATCAAAACCAGCTGATATTAAAAAAATGACAGATCAAGGTTTAGATGTTAAATTAGAAAATGCCGAATTAGATGAAGCTGAACTAGTAAATAAAATTACTGATTATCAAGGCGGCGTCGAAATGTTATTTACTGATCCTGCATTAGCTAAACAAACTATGGTTGATATTCTTATGTGGGCAAAGAAAAAAGGCTTCGATGTAATTACTAAAAAAATATATGATACTAAGTCTGGTTCGAAAGCTGGATATATTTATTTTCGTTTAGGTGAAGATCCATATAAAGAATCGCAACGTATTCAAGGTTATATATCACAATCACCAGGAATCAATAAATTTAGATTTAAAGTTAAACAATAAGTTATATGAGTAAAAAACAAAAACAACACCAACAAATCGTTCCAGGTAATGCATTAGCAGTAAGCGTTGTAGGGACAGAAATGTATGATTTGACACATGCGCTTAAAGCGTGGAAAAGAAAAGTAAAAGCTGCAAACATATTAAATATAGTTAAAGAACGCAAGGAGTATATTAAGCCAAGTGTGATACAAAGAGATCAAAAATCCAAAGCTTCATATATTCAACGAATACGTTCTAAGAACGAAAATTAATATTAATTTAAAGCCCTAGCTAAAAAGTTAGGGCTTTTTTACTGGTTTTTCTTTTCTGCTTATATTTATTTTAGAATACGCTATTTTCTTTATATAGCGTTTATACCTTTATATAAAAAATTCTATTAAGATTTTAAATAATCTTATTTCCAAAAAACAAATTTAAGGAGAAACAATGGCAAAATCAGATTTGCTAAAAGAAGCAATTGCTGACGCACGTGCTGTAAAAGAAACGGCTTTAGCAAACGCAAAAATTGCACTTCAAGAAGCCTTCCGTCCTAGAGTCGAAGCTATGTTAGCTAAAGAAATCGAAGGCGATATGGGTGACGAAGAAGTTGCAGAACCTGAAATGGACATGGATATGGACATGGAAGTTGGTGCTGAAGAAGGCGGCGACGGAGTTGAATGGGTTGACAATGATATTTCATTCTCAGTAGATGGCGACACTTACGATTATGAAATTTCAGAACCTGCAGACGAAGACGCAATGACATCAGAAGTTCCGGCAGAAGTAGAAGCAGACGAGTTCGGAGAAGAAGGTGCAGAAGAAGAAGATTTAAATTTAGAAGCAATCATCCGTGAATTGGAAGGTGATTTGTCTGAGGCAGAAATGGAAATGGATGTTGAAGAAGAAATGCCAACAGTTGGATACGAAGAAGAAGATGATATGATGTCTGAAGATATTGATTCTATTATTGAAGCTATTCTTCGTGAGGAAGAAGAGGAAGAGGAAGTAGAAGAAACTGATGACATGAAAATGGAAATGGTTGCTAAAGAAGAAGAACTTCAAGAAGCATACCGTACCGTTCGTGAACTTAAAACTATTTTAAGTGAAGTTAATTTACTTAACGCAAAACTTCTTTACACAAATAAATTGTTCCGCAATTTTGAATTAACTGAAGGTCAAAAAATGAAAGTAATTGAAAACTTTGACCGTGCAGGAAATACAAGAGAAGTAAAATTAGTATTTACTACATTAGCTGAGTCATTCAACCGACCAACCAAAAAACGTGTTGTTAAAGAGTCATATGCATCTAAAGCAGTTGCAACAACAGCTCCAAAGAAAGAATCAACACAAGTTTTAACGGAAGGATTTGAATTAGCTAACCGTTGGAAAAAATTAGCAGGATTGCTATAACATTAAAAAAAGGAAAAAGAAATGAGTATTTCAAATTTATTACAAACAAACGACTTCGTTCAACGAAATGCTGCAAAAGCATTGACTTCGAAGTGGGAAAAGACCGGACTATTAGAAGGTCTTAAGGGCGAAACCGAAAAAGCAGGTATGGCTCAATTGCTTGAAAACCAAGCACGTCAACTAGTAAAAGAAGCTTCATCTACAGGTGTTGCAGCAGGATCAGAAGAATGGGCAGGTGTTGCTCTTCCATTGGTTCGTCGTATTTTTGCTGAATTTGCAGCAAAAGAATTCGTTTCTGTTCAACCAATGAACTTGCCATCAGGTCTTATTTTCTTCCTAGACTTTAAATATGGTACAGCTCAACCAGGATTTGATGCAGATAACTTGAACCGTACAGGTGATCCATTTGGTTCTCCAAACGCAGACGATTCAATGTTCGGTGTTACTACTACATCTGGCGATCCATCAGGAGGTCTTTATGGTGCAGGTCGTTTCGGATATTCAATCAATGAAACATCATCTATCGTAACTGCTGCAACAGGTTCTCAACCAACAACAGCACAAGTTAATGGTGACTCTGCTTATTCTGGATCTGCTAGCTGGAAAATGTTGACAGTTAACGTTCCTACTAACGCAGATCTTTACGCAGTTCGTTCATTCACATTTACTTCTGCATCTGTTGAAATCGTTCCAGTACAAGCATTCTCAACTATTACTAGCAATTACACTGCATCATTCGTTCTTTCAACTGCAAATGCTGCATTTGTTTCTTCTTCAATTGGTGCTGGTACATTGAGATTGAACTATAGCAAACAACCTACAGATATCACTCGTGGTGATTTTGAAGATGCTAATCCATTTAAAGGTACTGCTTATAATAACGGTGGTATTAATTCTGGTACGGATATTGATATCCCAGAAATTAACCTTGAAATGCAATCTGAGCCAATCGTTGCTAAGACTCGTAAGTTGAAAGCAGTTTGGACTCCTGAATTTGCTCAAGATTTAAATGCTTACCATTCAATTGATGCTGAAGCTGAATTGACTTCAATGCTTTCTGAGTATGTATCAATGGAAATCGATCTTGAAATCCTTGATATGTTGATTGCAGCAGCTCCAACAACTGAATATTGGTCAGCTCGAAACAATACAATTTATAACACATCAACTGGTGCATTTGAAACTGTAGCTGCAGGTGTAGCTGGTGCATTGGGTGATGGATTCTACAACACTCAAGGTGGATGGTTCCAAACTCTTGGTACTAAACTTCAAAAAGTAAGTAACAAGATTCACCAAAAAACATTGCGTGGTGGTGCTAACTTCTTAGTAACGTCTCCTGCAGTTGCAACTATTCTTGAGTCTATCCCAGGATTTGCCGCTGACACAGATGGTACTAAAATGGAATTTGCAGCAGGTGTACAAAAAATTGGTGCAATCAATAATCGTTACACAGTTTACAAAAATCCATATATGTTAGAGAATGTAATCCTTATGGGATTCCGTGGGTCTCAGTTCCTTGAAACAGGTGCTGTATTTAGTCCATATATTCCATTGATTATGACTCCACTTGTATACGATCCAGTTAACTTCACTCCACGTAAAGGTGTCATGACACGTTACGCGAAGAAAGTAGTTCGTCCAGAATTCTACGGAAAAGTATACGTTCACGGATTAAACACTCTTTAGTAGTTAATTGATTAATTCATTTAACCGTTTAACGAATTAAAGAATTAAAAAGAGGGATGGCTTCGGTCATCCCTTTTTTACTGTGCAATATTTATATTAAAAGAAAAATATTATGGCAGTACCTTATAGTAAATATTCAATGCAGACAATCATTAGATATGATGGTCGTCTAGTTGACGTATTAGATCGTATACGAGCAATTAGTTTAGTATTAATGGTTCATATTGAACAAGACCTAGGTCCAGACAAAGAATTAATTACTATTAAAGTAATGACTCCATATGCACCTAAAGATACATTTAAAGCTCTTCGAACTGCATGTTTAGGTAAAATTGAGACACTAAAAGACATGACACTTCAAGACACAACTCTAACAAAATTATTTTAATTTTAATTTAAAATAGGTTATTATGGCTACAACGAATAAAGAAAAAACACCACCAAAGAATGATATTAAGTTTTCAATTATATTATCAGATGAACAGAAACAAGCAAAATCACAAATCATTGAAACACCATTCAATTTTATATTAGGTAAAGCCGGATCCGGAAAAACATTGTTAGCAGTTCAAATTGCGTTAGATATGTTTTTTAAACGAAAAATTGATAAAATCATCATAACACGTCCAACAGTTTCAAATGAAGATAACGGATTTTTACCTGGTTCATTAAATGAAAAAATGGAGCCATGGTTAGTTCCAATTCGTAGTAATATGCGCAAGGTTTATAATAAACCAGAACTTCTAGAAAAAATGGAAAAGGAAGAAAATATTGAATTAGTTTCATTAGCACACTTTCGAGGGAGAACATTTGATAATGCAGTTTGTATTGTGGATGAATTTCAAAACTTAACTAAAGAACAATTGAAAATGGTTTTATCTCGTCTAGGTAAAGATAGTATCATGATATTATGCGGAGACAAATATCAAGTAGATTTAAAATTTAAAAATGATTCTGCTACACATGAAGTTCCTAAATTACGAGATTCGAAATGGGTGAATGAAATTATTTTACTAGATAATCATCGACATGAAGCTTTAGATGATATTTTAAATCGTCTAAATGATTAATACGGATATTTATATATAAAAAGGAAACGTAATGGATTATAGTCAAGATAAACCAATATGGCCAGGTTCTTCTTCATTCACAACTGGATCTACACCATTTGGGTTTTTTGATACAGATCCAATGTTTCAACAACATGCAGATCGATTTGCAAAATTTGCTGCACAACATGTTGGATATCCGATAATGGATGTTGAGCTTGAAGACATAAATTTTTATACTGCATTCGAAGCTGCTGTGATGGAGTATTCCAATCAAATCAATCAGATTAATATTACTAACAATTTGATGAGTACGTTGGGTATACAAACAGGATCTAGTTTTTTAGGTCCACAAGGATTTACCGGGGCAGTTGTAGGAACTTCGTTAGGATATATTACAAAATTATCTAAAGCATATGGAACGGAAGCAGACTCCGGCGGAACAGTACGTTGGCATAAAGTTGAAATTCCAATGGTACCGGGCCAACAAACATATAGTATAAGAAATACAGTTTCAGCATCAATGTCAGCAGCCGGAGGATCATTATCTCCAACTAGTTCGATTGAAATTAAACGAGTAATGCATCAACCACCTCCTGCCATTGCTAGATATTTCGATCCATTCGTAGGAACGGGTTTAGGTTCTCAACAATTATTAGATTCATTTAACTTCGGAGGATTTTCACCGTCGATTAGTTTCATGATGATGCCAATACATGCAGATTTATTGAGACTTCAAGCAATTGAATTCAATGATCAAATACGTAAGTCTCATTATTCATTTGAGATACACGGAGATGATATTAAATTTTATCCAATCCCAACAACCGGTACCGGAAGTTCAGCATCTACTATATTTTACGGTCAAGTTTGGGTAGAATATATATTTGCAGATGAAAAAGATCGCGATGCACTTTTATTCGGTAATACAGCACTTTTAAACGGGGTTGTAAGTGACGCATCTAATATACCATATACATATCAAACATACAGTAGCATTAATGATATGGGGCGTGCTTGGATAATTAAATACGGTTCTGCACTAGTAAAAGAAATGTTAGGATATGTACGTAGTAAATATTCATCAATTCCAATACCTAATGCAGAAGTAACATTAAATGGTTCTGATTTAGTTTCACAAGGACAAGCTGAAAAAGATGCACTTATCGGGCAATTGAGAGAATTTTTAGATAAATTAACTAAAGAACAGATGCTAACACGTCAAAATGCAGAATCAACGCAAATGATTGAAATTTTAGGCAAAGTTCCATTAAAAATTTATGTGGGATAAGGAGATAAAATATGGCATTATTTGGTGGAATGAGAGATGCAAAATTTTTAGCATCAATTAACTCAGAATTATTAAATGCAATTATTGATACTGAAATTGAATTCTATAAATTAATTGTAGAACGGAGCAATTCAAATATATATGGCGAATCTGATGCAAAATCATATTATGATTCAATATTAATTCCATGTTTAATTACAAAAGAAAACAAAACTGCAACTATGGATGATTACGGTCATACATATACGCGAACAGCTCAATTTGCAATAACACGAGATATATTAGAACAAGCAGATTTTTATCCCGAAGTTGGCGATATCATATTATGGGATAATGAATATTATGAAATTGACAATGTAGATGCTAATCAATATTTTACTGGAAAAAATCCCGAAACATGGCCAAATGGTTCACAACATGGTTATAGTGTATCTGTTTTATGTGATGCACATGCAACACGACAAACACCACAAGGTATAAAAAATCTACGTAGAGGCGGAAACAATAATTTTGCATATAAAGGATTTTAATGCCAAGACTGAATAGACAAAATATTGACCAAAAAACAAATAAACCAAATCCTTTACAAACCGAAGGGTTGCAATCAGATTTAATACTGAATCGCTCAGAACAAATTCGTAGAGATGATGATGTCATACGAACTGCAAAACGAACAATTTATGATATTGATTATGCAATTAAGTGGTTTATTGATAATGAAATTCAACCGCAAATTGTATCACAAGAACAATTGATACCCGTACCTGTCATATTTTCTAACGGAGAAAAATGGGATAATGTTCGTAGATTGGGATATATCCGCGATGAAAAGGGAATGCTACAATCACCGGTAATCATGTTAAAACGAAATTCAGTAACAGAACGAGATTCAGTAAAATCATTAGATGCAAATCGACCTCAGTCTGAAAACGTACGAATATATAAAACTAAGTACAATGAAAGAAATCGTTATCAAGATGAACTATTTCCGATTCCAACAAATGATCCGGCTCAATCTGAAAAAGTTTATATTGCAGATATTCCAAAATATGTTACGATTGAATATGAAATGATGTTATGGTGTGACTTTACAGCTCAAATGAATTCACTTGTAGACCAAATACTCCCATATGGTAGATTTGCATGGGGTAATGAAGCAAATAAATTTTCTACTACCATAGGACAAGTTTCATTTGAAACTGTTAACACTGTTGGAGAAGATCGTTTAGTGCGAGCAACAATACCATTAACTGTTTTAGGAACATTGTTATCAGAGCAAGAAGCACGCAGATCTACATTAAGAAAAATGTTTTCTTTGAAAAAATTAACATTTGATCAAGTTGTTGATGTTTCTGAAGATATTTTTAGTAGTACAGTTGTTCCACCATCGTTATTAAAAGCACAAAATTATATTAGTAATGGTGGTACTGTAACAGTTAGTGGCGGAACTAATGCAACAATAGATGGAAACACCATGTTGTATTTAACGGCATTAACTGATAAAACTGCATCATATTCATCATCCACAACTGTTACAGTAAATGCATATGCAAAAATCAACCCAGTTTCATTAACTGTTGCAACGAAAAATGAATTCAATGTATACGTTAACGGACAATATATTGATAAAGATGTATATACATGGACACCGGCTGACACGACAACACAAACCATTGTATTTGATACTTCAACATTAGGTTATACCATAGATTCCACAGACACCATAATTATTAATGGAAGGTGGGCATAATGAGACAATTTAAACCAGGACAATTACAAACCGGGTCTTTATATAACATTTCATCAAGTTATGCAGTAACCGCATCGTTTGCTTTAAATGGCGGCGGTGGCGGTACTACTATAAACACCGGTTCATTTGTAACCACAAGCTCATTCAATGCATTCACTGCATCATATGCCACAGGATCGTTTACTGGATCGTTTATTGGTAATGGTAGTGGATTAACAGGATTGCCGACTCAATCATTTAATACCGGATCATTTGCAACCACCGGGTCGAACGTATTTATCGGAAATCAAACTATTACCGGGTCACTAAACATAACCGGTTCAACCACACAAATTGGTACTAACAACTTACTAGGTCAAACAAATTTATCTGGTTCGATTTATGTATCCGGATCAATGAATGCACTTGCCGATCTAACGTTAGCAGGAACATTCCGATTAGACCCAGCACAAGATCCTGGCAATACAAACGAAACAGCATCATTCCTATTTACATCTGCATCTAACACAGAACAAGGCTATGATTTATATTATCGACAAGATGGTAATTTAGTTAAGTTTAAGTGGTTAGAAGGTGGAATAAGTAGTGGTCTTTTATATGGAGGTAAGATAACAAGTAGTGGGTCGATGATTTATGTATCATCCGGTTCTGGTGTTATTTTAGATCCTAATGCAACATTTACTAAAGAAATTAACCCTTTATTTACATATGTAGCGTGGGCTAATTATTCAGCATCAGCAACATATTTAACATCATCACAAAACACATACATATACGTTGACAGTGCAGGGACAATACATCAGCAAACTAACTTTTTTGATCAAACACAGTATGAACAAGCAATTCCGTTAGGGCGTGTTACCCATCCAAACTACATTTCAATTACTGGAATTGGGAGCAATGTTCAAACTACATACGATAGTGATTCACAACAAAGCGCATTCGTCCGAGCATTTGGACCACTAAAGGTTAGTGGCTTCTCAATACAAGCCCATCCAGGAAGCTTGAGTTTTGGAGTAGGCAGTGGTACTGCTTTTACCTTAGGAGGGTTTTATTCACAAGATCCAAACAGCCCATCACACTACAATGGTGCTGCAACACCCACTGCATCGATTGCCAGAGCATATAGATCCGGATCGGGGATTCGTTTAGATAACAATGGTGGCGCATTCTATACAACAATTGATCCCGATTATTGGGATGACGGTACCGGCGTATTGAACACAATGGCATCGGGCGATTGGCAAATCCAACGTGTATTCTTTAATCCAGTATCTGGAAGATCAACAGTATACTACGGCCAAACTACCTATACTACTTTATTAAATGCTTTACAGTATTTAGCCACTGATAGTTTCACAGAAGGTGATTTCACTGCCAACTCGTTGATATTCATAGGTTATTTGGTATTAAAAGGGCAAACTAACAACATCGCCGATACCAGTAACAACAGAGTCATTAATAGTGGTATTTTTAGAAACATTGCCGGTGGTTCATCTGGCGCTGGTGCAGTTGCACAAAATCTAAATGATTTATCTGATGTAACGATTACTACTCCTAGTAATGGACAATCGCTTGTTTATAACTCAGGAACATGGGAGAATGGTACGCCGGTATTAGCTTCAACTGCATCATATGTATTACAAGCGGTTAGTGCATCATTTGCTACTAGCGCTTCATTTGCTGCAAGTGGAAACGGTTCATTTACGGGTTCATTCACAGGTTCATTCATTGGAGATGGTTCTCAATTAACTGGGATTGTATCTTCTAAGTGGTCAGGTTCAAACCCAATTACAAGAGATAGCAGTGTAGAGATAACAGGTTCTTTCAAAGTAGCAGGACAAACAACTTTCACTACCACAGGATCAGGTACTTTAAGAGTACAAGGTTCAGGTTCAGCACAACCATTATTCCTAGTAACCGGAAGCATAGGTGAGCTGTTATCAGTAATAGACCAAGACGACCCAAATGAACCATTACTTATAGTATCAGGGTCAGCAGGACAACTATTTGTGGTGGAAAATTCCACAACAGGATCACTCCTGCAAATATATGATACAGGATCAAATTCTATATTTAGTGTAGAAGATAATGGAAATATCATGTATGGGGTATCTTCCTCTATTTTTTCAACACAACAGATCTCAATCCTAGCAACTGCTAGCTATCAAACTATATATGATATACAAACAGGATCATACTCCGGAGCATTCGTAAATTATACTGCAATATCATCATCAAATGCTAGGGCAGGACAAGTAATGTCTGTGTGGAGAAATGGAACTGCAAGTTATGCAGAGACCACAACCACAGATATTGGAGATACATCTCAAATTGCATTTGATGTTGTAATGACAGGTAGTGTAGCTCGCATAGCAGTATCTGCATCTTTAACAACAGGATGGCAAGTTAAAACAACTTTAAACATATTGTAAAGTTATGGGAATAGTATTAAAAAATGTGAATATAACGGGTGGTAAATTAAATAGCGTATTATCCTCACCTAACCCTCCCTCGGTTACACTTCCAACGGCTACTTTAATGAAGACAGGGCAGACTACATCTTACCGTACAGGTGATGACGGTGATTTAGAAGCTGGTAGAGCAACTTCATTTACTGTACTTGCAAGTAACAACCCATTTGGAAACACGAACAGATTCACGGATGAGTTAGGCGGTCAGACATATACTAATAACATTGTAATTGATTGGTCAACTTATAATGGGAGTAATGTGTTGGGGTATAGAAGAACTTTTAATGGAATAAATGTAAGTTGGAATGACGCTATTGATGGAGCTTTAGCTGTTAGCATTGGAACTTTTACAAGTGGATGGAGACTGCCAAATTTTAATGAGTTAAATAATACATTAAATTGGAACCTAACAACTAGGTTAAATTATGCTCCGTTTAGTATATCCACAACTTGGGAATTATGGACATCAACAACTATAACCGTATCATCATTAAACGCTCAAACAATAACACACGCATCATATTTGCAAAGAGCTAAAACATTAGCAACTGTGGTGCAATACATACCTTGCAGAACCTTCACAGTAACAGGAACAACTTTAACATAAAAAATTATGGCAACTTATAAATTTGAACAATTCAACGTAGAGATTGAAAATCCTACAATAAGCATATACCTTGACACGATAGGCGACAAGGCGATAAGTAAAACCTTGTCTGTTGACATCTTGCTAACTACGGAAAGCGCATTATTTGGAGTGCGTGCTGAGGATATGCCATATATCGAAACGTGGGAAGATTCGGACGTTGAGCCGATGGTAGTTGAATGGTTAAAGCAGTTTGAGGTATAAATAAATCGTTACATTATAACTAATCCTAAGTACAACTTATAAATGAGCATCGCAGGTAGATATATAACAATGAGAGGAGGAAATATTATAGGTACACCACCTGTGATAATACCACCTTCATTGCTATTAGACTTGTACCCTGCTACGGCTGCTTATTCCGTTCGTAAACTTCGGACAGCTTACACGGGTGCTTGTATGCGTGTCCGGAGGTCAAGTGATAATGCGGAGCAAGACATAGGTTTTAGTGGTAATGATTTAGATACGGCTGCTTTGCTTTCCTTCGTTGGCGCGGGAAATGGTTTTGTAACTACTTGGTATGACCAATCTGGAAATACTGATAATTTCACGCAATTAACAGCAGCCAATCAGCCAAGGATAGTCAATTCGGGAACACTTGATATCGTTGGTGCGTTTCCTCAAATTAGACAATTAAGTGCAAATCAATGTTTCACAAAATCAAACTCGTTAACAACGGGTATTTCAATGTTTGCTGTTTATAATTTAACAACATCAAGCGCACGAACATTGCTTTCAGAAGCTTCAAATTTAGATTTTTTACTTCTTTCTCAAAGTGGAAATTCTGCCGCTTCTTGGCAAAATGTAGGCACGCCAACTTTTTATATAAATTCTGTACTATACACTGGAGGAAATAATAGAGGTATTATCTGGACAAATGCAAATGGATTTAAAACTTTTTCATGCGAGGGTTTAGATTTTACAGGGTGGACAAATTTTGAGACAGAAAGAACGGCTTCGGGTGTTGGTGGTTATGACGGATTGTTAGAGTTAATATTTTTTGATAATTCACCAATAAGAACAGCTATTGAAACAAACATAAACGCATACTATGGCATCTATTAAAGTACACATATTCATAACCGAGCAAGAAGCACATCAAGCTATCGACTTAATAAACAAAGGCGAAGGAATCCCCGTTAACCCAGAAGCAGTTACTCGCACGTACACAGAAGCCCAAGAAAACGAAGGACGTATCTTCATCATATCAGATGAAGTAACAATCAAATATCTTGGCGAACCAACAGAAATCGAAATAATATACCCAGAATCATAATCCAACATATTTATAATAAACATAATCTCGGATAGTGAACAGATATGCCAAACGAATTTAAAATACGCAACGGTTTCCTTTCTACAGGGAACTCAGAAGTCACCGGATCGCTACGCGTAACCGGAGGAATAACATCATCGTTATTTGGAACCGCATCATATGCAACCCAAGCAGTTAGTGCATCTTTTGCAACTAGTGCATCTAAATCTGCAATACAAATTCTAACTACTGCAGATACAAGATCATTTGCATTAACAATGGTGGAGTCAGGCACCTCCTCCTCTATAAATAACCCAGCCCCAATAGCTATCCATACAGGAGCACCACTAACTTATACAGTAGCAGGCGCTAATACGGGTATACTTAACGCAACTGCATCTTTTGCATCACAAGCATTAAGTTCATCGTTTGCAACAATTGCAGCTGATGCCACCGGAATAAATAGTTCAATTACAAACAACACTAACAACAACATACTAACTGCCACCGGTACCGGTACGATTAACGGCGAAACAAATTTAACATTTAACGGCTCAGTATTAACTTTAGCAGGGCAATTAAGTCAATCGTTAGGCGGATCAGCTGACGGAACATTCTCTCAAGCACAAGGGAGGGACGTTCTTGCGACGGGGCCATACTCACACGCAGAAGGTTCTGGATCTGCTACTTTTACTAACACATTGTATAATGTTAACGCAATAACCGCCGGCGTTATAGTAATGAACCAAGATTTAACTACTGTATTTGAAGCTGGAGATCGTTTATATTATGATAGCAACGCATATCCGGATAACACTTCATTCATAGTTAGTAGTTCCATATGGAATGGTTCAACTACCACTATCACGTTAACTAATACATCAATAACCGATATTAAACTGGTATTTGGTAGTTTGGATTATCCTTATAGTAGTTGGGCAGGTGGGGGTAGTAGTACTGCGACCGCAGGACATGCCGAAGGATTTTACACAAATGCAGTAGCAGACTTCTCTCATGCAGAAGGACAACAAACTCAAACTTTTGGCCAATACTCTCACGCTGAAGGACGAGTATCTCAAGCTATTGGTATAGGATCTCATGCTGAAGGTAATGGTACTAAAGCGATTGGAAACTACTCCCACACTGAAGGACGAACTACACAAGCAATAGGAGAAGCTTCTCATGCAGAGGGTGACAGCACGATTGCATCAGGTTCATACTCCCATGCAGAAGGTCAACAAACAACCGCAACCGGACCTCACTCCCATGCAGAAGGATATAATACACAGGCAGTTGGTAATTACTCTCATGCAGAAGGTCAGGGCACAATTGCAACATCAGTGGGGTCACACACTGAAGGTCGTAGTACAATTACATATGGAAATAACTCTCATGCAGAAGGTAATGGTGCATCAACATATGGACTATACTCCCATGCCGAAGGAAGTTCCGCAACAACATATGGAAATAACTCTCATGCAGAAGGTGAGAGTACAATCACCGGTAATGCTTCCGGCTATTACGCTACAATGACCGCATCAGGTGTATTTACGATTTCTTCATCATATGGAGACTTATCCGGACTTGGACTATTTGACGCAGGAAATTTAATAGGTGTAGATGATTCACAATATGGCGCCATCTACACCTATACCAATTTAACAGCCGCTTCATGTTCTTTCAACGGAACAAATACACTAGTGCATGTAACTGGCACTAGTTTTCTTACTAGCACAGCTAGCATTGGTAGTATTACGAATTTTGCTAGCAACACCGGAGATCAGGTATGGGGAGGATATGCAGCTCATGCACAAGGTAATAGTTCAACAGCGCAGGGTGCATACTCACACGCAGAAGGCAAAAGCGAGGCATATGGTCCATACTCCCATGCAGAAGGCGAAAGCAAGGCATATGGTCCATACTCCCATGCAGAAGGCGGTGGTGAAGCATACGGTGCAGCCTCACACGCAGAAGGCCAAGGTACTACTTATGGCTCTTACTCACATGCAGAAGGTGAAGGTACAACAGCTGGATACAATGCATATCGAATAAATGCTCACATAACCGGCGGCGTTATTAACCTCGAACCAATATATGGTGATCAAACAGGGAATTTTGGTGCTGGTGGTTTCGCGGTAGTTTTTGATAGTAGTGGTGATCTTGACACTATTAACGGTACACTACAAAATACATACCTATTCGAAGTATCATCCTCAGCATTTACATCATCGTTAACGCAAATAACGTTAGTCGATAACACAGTTACTACGTTTTCGAATTTCAATCGAATAAAAATAGGTGTTTATGGAACTCCAAATCCGCCCACTGCTGATGTGCCCTTAGGTAATTCTTCCCACACAGAAGGTCTTCAGTCTAAAACTATAGGAGAGTACTCTCATGCAGCTGGGTACGAGGTCCAAACACTAGGCTGGTACCAATCCGTAGTGGGTATAGGGAATAAACCTATATCCGATCAAGGTGCATTTATTGTAGGAGATGGAGACCCTAATAATTCAATACAACACAATCTACTAGTAGCAGCAGCCGGTAATGTGACCATATCAGGCTCATTGCTAATGTCAGGTTCAATTCTACCAGCAGTATCTGGATCAGTAACATCATCATTTAGCTTAGGATCTGCAACACAGGCCTGGAAAGACATTTGGGTATCGAATGGTACCATCAATATGTTGGATGCCACCGGTAGCATTCAAACATCCATCAAGTCAACCGCGGCTGGTGTTGCAATTACCGGATCATTGCGAGGTACTGTATCAAGCATCGTTAAAGGCGAAGCAACAATAGATTTTGGAGCACCTCCGGGAAGCAATTATGCAACAGCATCAATTTCTACTCCAAATGTCACAAATAACTCAAACATACATATTTATATAATGAGTACGGCATCAGCAGATCATAATGCAATGGAACATCAAATATTTTCATTGTATGGAACGGTTATGCCAGACAATATAATTGACAATACATCATTTGATATTGTTGCTTTATCGCAATTAAGATTGAATGGAACGTTCAAAGTAAGATACACAATTAATAACAATTAATAAAGAATAAAATATGGCAGGTATTAGAATAGAAGGCAATACTTCGGGAACAGTAGCAGAAGTTACGGGCAGCAATCAATTAAAAGTTATACTAGAAACAAATGCAGGTGGCGCGCCTGCAAATGTCGGAGCAGTCAGATTTTTTTCAGTCAATGATCCAGGTGCGCGAACAGGCACACCATCGCTTTACTCTCCAGAAACGGATGAAGATTATCGTTTGCGCACAGCAATAGATAATATGCTTGATTCAGAGACATTCAACTACTCTGCCCAAAACACAGGAAAACATAGTTATGCAACTACTACGGTCACAGCGACGTGGAACCCAAATGGGTTGATTACAAATGGTAGTAGTCTTACGACATCAGGAGGTGCAACCGTACGAAGTTATGCAGAGTTTCCGGTATTTGGAGCAAATGTATTATATGCGGAGTTCGAAGCTTCCATCAACGCATTATGCCCATCTAATGCAATTGTTGATTGGGGTATGTTTCGTACTGGTGGTACACAACCATTTGATCCAACAGACGGGGCATTCTTCATTC